GCCAGCCTTCTTCTGCCACACCTTGCGATAGTGGTGTCGACGGCTGGGAGCCTTCACTTCGGCGGTGATTTGTCGGAAGTAGTCCGGGCGCACCGTCTTGTAAAAGTGCATCCGACCAGGGCCATCACCCGTCAGCGGCAACCGGCCTTCAATCCACAGATCCTTGGCCCGCGACGTGCCGACGATGTAGGGACGAAGGCCGTACTTGGAGGCCTTCTGCTCTTTGTCGGTATCGACGCCCTGCCGAGGCGCGCTGAAGATCTCCCGACGCTCGTCGTCGCGGGTGTTGCCACGCTCGCTCGCGCCTTTGATCGCCATCACGCCACTACGCTGGTGCTTACGACAGAACGCATAAGCCGCGTCCTGGGTGATGGTGCCGTCAGATGTGTCGAGCGAAGTCGCCAGCACTTTCAACTTGGCGCCGCAGGCGTGAGGAATCGCCGCAAACAGCAGCTTTTCCAGATCCAACCAGACGCCCTGGTCTGGCAGCACCACTTCGCCGTAGATTTCGCCCCAGTAAAGCAACCAGGATTCCTCACCCCGGCCCCAGGCCCGCATCACCACCGCCAGGCGATCGTGCTGCACATCGACACCGGCGGTGACCACGATCCCGCCCATGGGCACGTACATCTCCGGGTAGTCCTCTGCGCGTTCGGCCAGCTTGTCAGCCTCGGGCAAATCAGATTTGTACTCGTAGGCTCGGCCTTGCTTCTGGTTGACGAACTTGATCAGCAGTGACAGGTCGCCCATCGATGCCCGGTGCTCGGCGTTGAGTTTCTCACGCACGATGTCGGCCAGGCTGGTGCCGGGCAAACAGGCATACAGTTCATTCAGCTCAATGAACCCGGCGCGCCCGGCGAAGGGCTTGGTCGGAACCCAACCGCAGTACGGGTCGCCGGCTTCGACCGCGTTGAATACCGTGTTGCGGATGTTCTCTTTGCGCTGGTAGTCGTCCCAGATCTCGCCGCAGTGCGGGCAGCCATAGCCGGCGGTATCAGGATCCGCGCGGCCGTAGATATCATGGGGGGTTGCTTCTTCCTCAATGTCGAGCCACTTGATATGAGCGAAGTCCAGCACATGCGCCTGGCCGCAGGAATGGCAGATAACCGGCAGTACCCGGCAATCGGTCTGTGCAAGGCGCGCCTCGGTCTTGCTCGCGCCCTTGATCGCCGGCGTCCCGCCTACCAGCATCTTGGAGCCGGGATAGCGCTTGCCACGCTCTTCCAGCAGGGCGATCGCATCGCCCTGCCCCTTCACGTCGTCGCTGGTATCGTCCGGTTCCTCTACCACCGACAAGCCCACGGAAGACGTGGATTTGACGTTGCCCGGGGAGTTGGACGCGACCAGTTTGAGGAACCCGCCTGGAAAGGTCTTATGGTCCCAGCGGTTGCCCGATGTGCGGCTGACGTCCACCGGCATGAGCTTCGCCACCTCGGTATTCGCGTTGACGCCGAACTTGAGCTTTTCGTCGTGGAAGTTCTTGCCGTCCTTTTCCTTGGCAAACAGGATCATGATCGGACGCGGCAGGTTGTGGATGAACTTGAACAGATAGCCGATCAGGAACCACGTCCAGCCGATCTGCGCCGCTTTCATCAGGTCAACTTCGCTCACCCGGGGGTCGTCCAAGGCGGCGGCGACACCGAGAAAGTAAGGCGTGTATTGGAAGTCGTAGAGCCCGTGCAGAACACCGCTCTCGGCGGGCAGGTAAAACTCTGTGCTCATGTAATGCGCGGTCGGGATATCACGGGGCGGGTTGAATTTCCCCGCTGCTGCCGACAAGCTCCGCGCCAAGTTTTCGCGCGTAGCCTGCAATTCGCTCGGTTGTAGGTCCAGCAACTTTGGCCACCACTGTTCGATCTACCGTGAGTTTCTGCACGTTCTCGATTTCCTGAATGATTCGTTCAAGGCCGCCCAGGTATTCCCGGTTTGCGAAGCTGGCCCAGTCGGACAGCACCCGCTCAGCCTCACTTGCCGGGATCAGTGATCTCAGTTTTTCGTGATACGCCAACCGTCCATTGGCCGACTTCTGCTGCAGGTCATCGATCCGCGCTCTGTTGAGCTGTTCAAGCTGGCTGCCCCCGCGCCCAGCGGCTTTTCCGCGCAGGTCGCGGATGTAGGCCGTCCGGATCTCATCCAGGCTTGCGGTCTGCCAGTCCAGGTCCAACGCCTTGAGCACATCGCGGGCATTTCGCTCGCTCATGTCCAGGTGATCAGCGACTTCACGTTGGGTTTGCATAATCTTGTCCTATTGCCGACATGGAAGCGGAACCCCCTATGTCAGGTTGAATCTGTGAAAAAGTCGGGGTTCGAATTACCCCGTTGGCCGCGTTGCCCGGAAGGACCCATTTATTTCGGGGCACACATGCCCCTGTCAAGCCGAAAACCTGCCAAATCATTGAAATGTCGCCACTTTTTGAGAAGAAATGCACAAATCGAGCGGGAGGTCAGCCCCTTTCCATCTCCCGAGCCAGGGCACGCCGGAACAGCGGTTCGAACTCGGCCTGGGCCACGCGGTTGGCGACCCCGTAGAAGTCAAAGCGCCGTCGATACGTTGGGCGCTTGACGAAGATCAGGATGGGCCTGGCACCACTGCCGACCCGCTGCCAGATACCGCGAGGGCCTGTGCCGTTACCAGGCCGACCCACGAAGTAGTCCGGTGCATTTCGGTTGCGCCGCTGGCTTCGTTTCGTGCGGTTAGCCATGAAGCCCGACACCCGCTCTGCTGCGCCGAGGGCGGAAAGGATCTGCACGATCTGGCCGCGACTGATGTTCCCATTGCCATCCATTCGCGCGCGCCGCCCTGGCACTGCGTACATGTCCGCTGGCATCAAGCCGTAATGGATCAGCGCTTTCTCGAATCGCTTGTGTGGACGGTTGCCACCATCCATGTGCACCGGCAAGTACTTGGATGCGGGCACACCTGAGCTGGCTTCGTCCTTGACCCATACCCGAGCATACAGCCGGGTGACCGTGGCGCTGCGCTTGAAAATGGAGTTCAGTGTCCAGCGTGTGGGGCGATCAAAAACCCGCGCTAATTCGGCCTTCTCGGCAGCCTGGACGCGCTCAGCCGTGAATGTCAGTGCCTTGGCTGCTGCCGTGGGCACCTTGGACCGGCTGATGCCGCGCATCTCTTTGACGATCTGATCGATGTTGTCACGCATCTCAAGCCGCATCATGGGAGCGATCTCCAACATACAAATTCAACCGACTCGCCACACACGAGCCAGGTTGCCCGAACTCTGACACACCGACCCAACGAACACCGCGAGCAGCACCACCAGCGGCCACGAATTACGCGGCATGATTAACTGGCCCTTGCCGATGTAAACAATCACCGCACCGGATGCCACCATCACCATCCAGGCAAGGCAGCTCATGTCGCGACGGAAGCGTGCGCCACGGCGCCGGAAGGTGAACAAGCGAACGAACAACGCCACGCACAACCAGAACGTGGCCTGGGTCAGTACTGCCTGAATCACGTGACTATCCATCCTGCCTCCCTTGCGGCTCGGCATCGAGACCGCGTCGCTTGATGATGGCGAGTGCAACCGTGACAACCAGTACCGACGCACCGAACGCAGCCGGGCCGGAGTGCTTGAACGGTCGAATGCCCCACAACTCCAGCTCGCCGAGGCTCGGGGCAAACAGATAACCCATGACAAAGGACACGAGCAGGAACACCACTCGCTTCCACACCGGCAACTCTTCAGTGGTGGTGAAGAACACCAGGGCACCAGCAAGCGCGCCTATCACGGCAAGTGCATCAATGCCGGTGAACAATCCCGTTACAGCAGCACCGGCTCCACCGGCCACGACAACTGTTGCAGCCGTGCTTGCTGGCTCGCCCATGCTGATACTCCATTGCAGACACCCATCGGGCAGAAAATAAAAACCCCGCACGAGGCGGGGTTGAGGAACCGGTCTAGGGGAACCGGGTGAAGCTGCACAGCACGTGCGAGGTCAGCGCCGAGGCGCAAATTCCATATCGTGGGGACTTTTTACCCCTTGAGTACGGAACCGAAAAGGGGGCAATTTCGGTTAATTCGCTCGACGCAACTTTGACGCAACTTTGAGAACACTTTGAGTCTGTCCGGCCCGACGAACGGCCAGTTGTTTTCGAACCTCTGCCCGACGGGTCAGCGCTTGAAGCAACCGCAGGTGCAAAGCGTGCACCTGATCGTAATACGTCTGACGGGCCGTCGATGAAAAGCCCGCCAAATGCATCTGCATAAGCCAGCTTGGTGTCGGATCACTCCCATACCGAACAACCGCCAGCCGGGCCAGCGCCTCGCCACGTTTGCCCTGCCGCTCAATTTCAGACAACCCAGCAGTGACCTCTTGAGCAATACCATCAGGGCCAGCACCAGCACCAAGGATAATGCGCGGACCAGGCGTGCCACGGGGAGCGCAGCCACCCCACTCCATGATCGTAGCCATGGGGCTTCCCATTCCACCGCCCATCCCGTTATTTAGGCATTGCTCGGCCCAGTGCTTCAACAGAGTTTCCATTTCTTCGATCATCGCCCCGCTCCCCCGCTCAAAACCCAACCGACACAAAAAACACCATACCCAACACAAACCCAACACAGCTAAAAGCCTTTAAATTCAACAGCTTTAAAACATCTGTGTTGAGTGTGTTGGGTGTGTTGGGTTTAACGGTCCTCGCATAAGAAAAAAATCGTGCTACCAGGGATTGAAATAATGTCACCCATGCGCGTGCGCGACGCCAAACCCAACACACCCAACACACAAGCCGGAAAGCCGCAAAATAGAAGGCTTGAAATTGTGTGGGGTATCGAAAACCAACCCAACACACACCCAACACACCCAACACACCCAACACACTTTTAGTCGGATTCATGCTGCCGCCGCCTTGATGTGGTCCCAGTTGTCGACGTTCCAGCCCGCCAGGCGTGCCGCTGCCCGCCAAGCAACCACCGCCTTGCCCAGGTCGGCCGACCTGAGTGATGGGGGCTGGGAAGCCTGGTCATCACGCGGGAAGAAGAACGCCCCGAACTTGCGATTGCTGCCGTCGGTCCAGGGGATGGCGCGGGTCTTATCCACCTCGGAGCTGATGAACAACGAGAACTTCGTCTGACTCATCACATGCTCTTTGTTGCGGTGGCACCACTCCAGGAACATCGCGTAAAGGTCTGTCGATAAGCAGGCGCCCCACATATCGCGCCCAAGTTCGCCGTATTGCCAGAGGAACAGGAAAGTCTGCCAACTGGCCCGACTCAACGCCACCAATCGCTCACGCGCATCAGTGCTGGGTGGCCTGGTGCGCTGGTCGAAATCGCCGAGGTCAATGGACAACAACCACGCATACAGAGCCGCTACACCGCCGTTCTCCAATTCCCGGCCTACCGCCTTTTGGCGATCTACTGGCAACGTTTCCATGGGCCAAAGTACCAGCATTCGGCGGTCGCTTGGCGCAATCGGCCACGGCATAATCTCGTTGCTCAGGAACGCGGCGTTCATGTGGTTGGCTTCTTCCCAACCGTTGATAAACTTCGATTCCATACGCACCGTCTTGCCGGTCACCAAGTGCTTGATCTTACCCACCTGGTTGTAACGTTGGTCTCGGCTGACCACTTCCTCAAACACCGCCCACAGCTTTCGGCTCTGCCAGGCGTTGAAGTTGCTTTCCAGCTGGGTCTGGCCGACCGTGGCAGCGTATTGCCCGTACAACAAGCCGAAGGCATCAGCGAACAGCAGGCTTTTACCTGAGCCCTCCATGGTGGAGTGAGCCAGCACCGCCGTATCCATTTTTGCACCAAGGTGCTGCAAGGGATACGCGAGCCACTTCACCAGCCAATCGTTCGACGACTTATCGTGGTTGCACAGGAAAGAGATCAACCACCGCAGGTTCTCGCACGCCGCGTCATCGCGGCTCGGTTCCATGGGCAGTCCGTCGAAGGTATTGATATAGACGTTCGGATCTTTGGTCATTGTCGGGTCGAACACAATGTTCTCCACGTCAACCACGCGGCGATCCGGGCTGTTCAACCACATGCCGTACATGTCGCCGAGAGCCATCTTGACCGCGCCCTCTGGAACACGGCGCTTCTTCTCTCGGTCCCAAACATCTTTGGTGCCGTCGATATAGACATAGCGCTCAATCGGCTCAAGGTTCAGCGCCCCACCCTTCTTGCCCGCCATCTTGCGGGCCTGCTCGATCTCTTTGACCTTATCGTCCGAGATCAGCTTTTTCTGGGTGTCATCCATCCACTGTTTCGCCAGGGGCTTACCGACACGGGCCTCAAACGCGGTTTTCTTCATCGCCCGCGCCTTATCGAGGTCCCACACCTGGGTGGTGCCCTCGACGAGCACGTATCGCCGGAGTACCTGCTCATATGTCAGCTCTTCCCCCGCGCCCCCGTCAGCAGCCGGAGCGGCCTCGCCATTCGGCAAGCCAGAGTCCTGCCCGACTGCATCCGCAGATGGGGCCGGGGGAAGATCGTGCGGATCTGGCCGCGTTGAATGCTGCATGCCCAACATCCGGGCGGCGTCCTTCACTGCCTTCGACTGGTCACCATCGTGGTCCAACAGACAAAACACTTCAAAAGCATCGTTTTGGTGACCGTTGGCAAGCGGATCGGCACCGTGGTGGGAGTAGACCTTGCGGTCAGTGACAGTCACACCTGGTAGCCCGGTGCTGCTGTGTGGATACAGCCATTTGTTACCGCGCTTGATGTAGTCGTGGGCGCGCAACAGCTCTTCCACATCGTGGCACCGGTTGAACTCATCAATTACCGAGGGTTTGCCATCGGCAGCTGGAGCGCGCTTGACAGGTGTCGCGGCGGGCTTCTTTGGCTTTGGCGCCCATGGACACGCCGCTTCGGCGTTGCGCTTGAAGACGTCCCAATTCTGCCAAATGTTCAGCAGCTCATTGGTTAGGACCGGCAGGCCATCCGCTGCATTCGGCGGCGTGCGCCAGGTGTACGGCTTACCGGTGCCAGGATGGATTGATGGAGGGAATACGTCCTGCACCAGGCCCGCCCGTAGCTCAAACACAGTGAACCGCTTGTATTCGTCGGCCTCGGCTTTTGCAGCCGCCTCACCAGCGGTGTCCCCCTGCTCTTTCGCCGCCTTCGCCCGAGCCAGCAGCCCCTTGTGAATCGACCCATCGGGGTCGTTCTCATTGGGCCAGGAAAGCGAGTGGCGCGTCAGCTCCATGTCATCCGGCATTTTAAACAGCACGCGGAACCGCAATGGGTTACCCACGATGGTCGGATAGACCAGCGCCATTGCATCTAAATCGAGGCCCATCTGGTCGAACAGCACAAACCGCGTCCACTGCACATCGTCAACGTCCAACGAGCAAACGCGACTTGGCCCGAGCACTACGCCCAGGTTGTGGTTGGGATTACGTTGCCAGAATGCTTCGGCGGCGGCCGGGTCGGTGATGTAACCGCCTGGCTTGTTCCACCCCATGCCCTTGGGCGCCTTTTCGCCTGGGTCAATCGGGACCAGTGCAAGGTTAAAGGTTTCGATGTAGCGGCGCGCCCAGGACGATATCGCTGTGCTGGTAGGTTGCTCACTCATCGCCGCCGCTCCCGCAACCCCTGACAACTGACGCAGGTCGCACAACCCTGGATCGTCTGCTGACGAAGTAACGGGATAGGCTCGTCGCAGTCCTCACAGAACTGGGCGCTGACGGCGCTTGTTGGGCGCTGACGGCGATCAAGGGCGACCTGTAGAAAGTACTCGGCCTGATCGTTGGCAATATCAATGATGTCAGTCATTCTGGCGGGCCTCCATTGCTTGCCTGGCCCCAGCCATAATGCCCAGCACCGCGCGGATCACATCGGCGCCGTGCTTCTCCAGGCATTCAACTTCATGCGGTTCCCAGATGTTGTCGGCAGCACCTTCATGCATGCTGGAAACAAACAGGCCCGTCCGGTGCAAAACCTTGCTGACGGCCAGCAAGGCTTCCTTGGTAGGCGCCGCGGCTTCCGGCTTGTACCAGACCATACCGGCAGGTCGCATCAGAGCATCGAGTAACAAGGGATTTGCCGTCAGCCGTATCAGCTCTTCCAGCTCATCAGGATCAAGCCAGCGCTGTTCAAAGTCATGTTTGACCTTCTTTTGTAAGCTGTCGTATTCCATCACCATATCGAGCGCCAGGGCGGTGACACCGCCGCGGTAATCATGCGCCGCACGATAGATTGCCTTGCGAAGTGAAAGAACCGGCGCAATGGCCGGTGACTGTTCTGTTCGACTCATAACCGTAAATACTCCGTTTACGGTCTAGCCATAGAAACAGGCACGCCCTATCCTACGACCACGACCGATGTGCATGTGCTGTGTATCGTCGTAGCCGGGCTAGGGGATCTTTGGTGAGAGGCCCTAGCCCGGCGCCTTTTATGCGCGTTTCAGTCGTGCAAGCTCGACTTCTTGCGTATAAAAATTCTCAATTGCCTTACCCAATTCGTATCGAACGTCCGCGCCATTGACAGCCCGGAATATGGTTGGCTGCGTGGTGCCTATCTGGACAGCAATACCTCGCTGGGTATGACCTCGACTCAGAAGCTCTTTCAGCATTTCTTGGATATTCATCGTGGCTGCCAATGCGTTTATTCGTTTCGAATCATACGCACACGTATACACCCATGCAATAGAATACGGTCGTGTATTTTTAACCAGGGTTCACACATGCTTCGCAAACGAATAGCCGACCGAATGACCGAGCTTGGCCTATCGCAAACGGAACTCGGGCGCCTTTCTGGCGTGCCACAACCGACCATTCATCGCATAATGTCGGGCGAGTCGCAGAGCCCTCGACAGCAGAACATCGAGAAGATCGCCAGAGCATTATCCGTCACCGCAACTTGGCTGTGGACCGGCAGGCAAGACTCTGCACCTGTGCCGAAAGAGGCGATTAACGTTAGCGATAATTTTCCAGCCATCGCCGCCAAACGCACGCCCAGCAAGCCCGCCAAGGTACGAACCAAGCTAGAAATAAAAGTTGTTGACGATGCAGGTACAAAAACTTTCACATCGCTTGAGCAAGAAAAGCAGCTAGCCCAAGCTATACAAGGATTCATCCAGCAATACGTTTGCGAGATCTACGACGATCAGCCAGATCTCATTGAGACGCTGAGTACCTATCGCCTCTCCGAACTGAAACTGCTGTTCATCGGCCCCCCAAAATAAGTCTTACACAATCTTTTCACCACTGGATATTAGGGTCTATCAAGGCTCCCCCCACCTTATCCGCAAAGCGCACCACCTCCCTCCTATCGAAAGAAACAACGTCCAGCCATCCCGAAACGTATATTTTATTCGCCAACGTATTGACCCAACCAAAACGTATGTATAGTCTCGCTCGTACTCCTCTCACCAAAGAGTACGACCCATGCACACAACACAGCACAGCAACACCCGCTGCCCGGTCTACCTTCACCCGGCAGTAGCAACCAGCCCCGACGCTGTAGAACGCATCCAGCGCCGCACTGGCCTTCTGGTCATTGTCAATCTGGGGCGCGCTACCATCGCTCCAGCCCCCGCAGCCGTCGCCAGCGATGACCAAGGACCATGGGGAGGCGACGCAGCATGAAGCCTCTTCTGATTGGCCTCACTGGCCGCGCCCGCTCCGGCAAGTCGACCGCCGCCGAGCACCTGGTAGGCACTTACCTGCTGGAGCACTACGCGTTCGCTGATCCGCTCCGCGATGGCCTTATGGCGATCTTCAACCTCGACCCTACCGACTTCGAAGGAGACCGCAAGGAGCAACCACTAGCTTGGCTAGACCGCTCACCGCGCCAACTGATGCAGTCGATGGGCACTGAGTGGGCACGCAACACTGTGCACCCAGATGTCTGGGTGAAGCTCGGCGAACAAAACCTCGACTACATGAACAAGGCATTGGGCGCGGTGCTGGGATTCGTCATCAGCGATGTGCGCTTCGAAAACGAAGCAGAGTTGATTCGACGCCGCGGCGGCACAGTCATCCATATATCCCGGTCCGACGCCAAAGCCGTGAACCCACACATCAGCGAGGCCGGTGTAGCCGTTCGCCAGGACGATCTGATCCTGCGTAACAACGGCACGGTGGACGAGTTCCTGCGTTCGCTGGACGCAGCGTTCCTGATGATCCGCGAGCGCCACCAACGCGCCGAACAGCTCTTAGCCTGAGGCCGCAGCCATGAACCGCACCCTGGATCAAACCGCCGCTTTGCTCGGGCTCAAGCCTCGCGCCTTCCGCACCAGGTTGCGGGAACTCGGCGTGTTGAATACATCCGGCGGCCTTGCCAGCGCCCACCGTGAGCGTGGCTACCTGTTTTCCGACCCACGCAGCCGCTGGAATCCGGCACTCCGTAACTACACCCATTATTGCGTGGTGATGGTCAAGGAAGCGGGTATTGAGTGGATCGCCAAAAAACTGGAAATCACCATCACCAAGAAGGACGCCGCAGCATGAAGCCCACCGCCATCAACTCCGCTGTAGGTGCCCTGAAATTGGTGCCGATGTACCTCAACCACCCAACAGTGATCAGCCGGTCCACGCTGATTGGCGCCTCTGCCGAAGCTGTCGCACTGCTGGAGGCATTGCCCTGCGTGTCGGTGGAACTTGCCGAAGTGTTCCGCTGCGTTGACGCCGTGATCGCCGACGGCCAAGTCGCCTACGTGACGCCGGTCAAGTGTCCGGAATACCCCTACGGCGCTGTAGTGGCCGACGCCAAGGGCAATGTTCTGGCAGCGGCCAAGGGCAAGAGCAAAGAAGGTCTTGCCGAACTGATCCGGCTCAAGCTGGTGCCCCGAAAGGAGGGGCATGGGGAGGAATCCGCGTGACCACCACCGTGGAACAACTCCGGCGCCAGTTCGCCACGCCTTGTCCAAGTTTGACCGCCGTGCGTGAGCAGTACTTCACGCACATCCGCACCGACCGCCACCTGCTGAACGAAATCAAGGCAGGCCGGATCGCGCTGGTGGTCAAGCGCCTGCACTGCTCAGTACGCGCCAAGCCTGTCGTTTATCTGCACGACCTGGCCGACTACCTCGACGCCCAAGCGACGAAGCAAGCGGCCTGATTCAAACGGTAGCCCCTGCCGCCCAGGGGCAAACAGCAACTCACCAATGAGGCACAGCACATGAAACCCACTGATACCGCAGAGTTTATTAGCGAATTGAATGCCGGCATCTTCGCCAACCAAATCGGCCACGCACTCTCAGAAGTCGCGGCGGGCGTGGTCGACAACAAGAAGGTCGGCACTGTCACGCTCACCTTCACCTTGAAACAGATCGCCGACAGCAGTCAGGTGACCGTCAATCACAAGCTCGCCTACAAGGTACCGACCAAGCGCGGCAGTCGCAGCGAAGACACCACCCTCGACACGCCTATGCACGTCGGATCTGGCGGCTGCCTCACGCTGTTCCCTGAGACACCTCACTCCGATCAATTGTTCTCCCGCGACGATGCACCGATTCACGCCAAGTCGTAACGCCTCACCATTCCATACCTCTCACCAAAACAGGAAATAGATCCAATGGAAGCCAAAGCAATTCAGATGATCCAAGACACCGCCCTGCTGGCCCACGCCAAAACGCTGGACACCTTCACGCCGGTGCTGGCCCTGCCGTCCGACGTCAAACTGCATAGCATCGAGAAGTTCCAGTCACACCGCAGCCGTTTCCGTGGCGCACTGAACACTCATTCGCTCAAAGACTTCGCCGACTACGTAGTCGCTGCAAAAGGCCCAGCTGCTGTGGGCTTTGTAGATGGCGAAGCCATGGCCTGCACGGTGTACTTCAACCTCGGTGACGCTGAAAACCCTGGGCACGGCGACTACAACGCGACACTGGGCCTGAAAAAGACTGCTGCGTTTCTCGCACTTGAACATGCCGCACAACGCCAGCACGCCCAGAAGGATCTCAGTGACTGGATCGAAGACTGGGCACCGAACCTTAAAGCCCTGGACGCCGACGACAAAGAAATCGACCTGCGCAAAGCAGCCGGAGCGATTCGCTCCATCAGCATCGAGCAAGCGCGCAAGAGCGAGCACGTAGTCGGCGACATGAGCGCGTCCCGTTCAGCTATGGATCAGATCGAGGCCAAGTCGTCCGAAGGTCTGCCGGCTGAATTCCTGTTCACCATAGCCCCTTACGAAGGGCTGATCGCACGCACCATCCGCTTGCGTGTAGCCGTGCTGACTGGAGGCGATAAGCCCGCGCTGCGCCTGCGCTGGATCGGTGAAGCCCAGCTGCGCGAAGACCTGGCGCAAGAGTTCAAAAACGTCGTTCAACAGGAAGTCGGCGGGTCCGCAACCTTGACCATCGGCTCTTTCAACCTGGGTTAACCACCTGCAACACCCCGTCGCCGTCCTCTCACCAAAACTGTCCGGCGGCGGGCTCTAACGAGGCACACAGCACATGCAAACCGAAACCACCATCATCGTCATTGGCTTGTTAATCGGCTGGCTCGCAACTGCGCTCTACCTGATCAAGGCCAGCCAGAAAGCTTATGCCCGCGGCCTTGCAAATGGCTTAAATGGCTTAAATGGCTTAAATGGCCAAAATGAACTGCATGATCAAGAGGTTCAAGCCTTGAGGCATGACCTCCGGAACCAAATCAAACTCCGCCACGCCGCTCAAGCTCGAGCTCAATCAGTCTGCACTTTTGCAGATCATGAACTGCTGACCAACGTAGGCACGACGCTGCGTCTCGCAGTGGAAACATGGCAAGCATTCCCCGGCACCGAAACAATGGTCAGCAAAGCAACCAAACAGCAGCGGGACCTCATTGCCTTCGCCGCGAAAATGTGGGTGTCAGCCTACCCAACTCAAGCAGTGGCGGAGGACGCAGCATGAAAACAATGTGCATCTACCACGGCAATTGCGCTGACGGCTTCGGCGCTGCATGGGTTGTTCGAAAGGCGCTCGGCAGCAATGTCGAATTTGTGCCAGGCGTTTACGGTCAAGAGCCACCAGACGTTACCGGGAAAGACGTTGTCATCGTCGATTTCAGTTACAAGTACGACGTGCTATCGACGCTTGCCCGCTCGGCCAACACCATCATCGTGCTCGACCACCACAAAAGCGCTGCCGATGACCTGGTGCGCTTTGAGCAATTCCACGCTGGCATTGAAGAGGATGCCTACCAGGATGGCGGCCCCCAACTGCTCGGCTGGAAAACAGCACACGAGTTTGCCCGCACGCATAATTGCCCGGCAATTGCTTGCTGTTTTGATATGAACCGCAGCGGCGCGATGCTCGCTTGGGACCACCACTTCCCCGACCAAGAGCCGCCACAACTACTGCGCCATATCGAGGACCGGGACTTGTGGCTCTTCAAGCTGGATGGTACCCGAGAGATTCAAGCAAACCTCTTTAGCTACCCGTACGACTTCGAAGTCTGGGACCAACTGATGGCTGCCGACGTCCAGTCCCTTCGCTCAGATGGCGCGGCAATCGAACGCAAACATCATAAGGATGTGGCCGAGCTGCTGGCCGTCACGAAACGTCGCCTGATGATCGCTGGTTACGACGTGCCAGCCGCAAGCTTGCCATACACACTAACAAGTGATGCCGGCGCCCTGATGGCGCAGGGCGAGCCGTTCGCCGCCTGTTATTGGGATACACCGACTGGTCGCTCGTTTAGTCTTCGTAGCACAGATGAAGGCATGGACGTATCGAAGATTGCCGGCCAGTACGGCGGCGGCGGACACCGCAATGCAGCAGGTTTTCGCGTTCCGTTTGACCATGAGCTTGCCGGAGCAAATCCCAGTGAACTGCGCGGTCAATCGGGAGGCGCACAATGACCTGGATACTCACCCACAGCGGCCAACAGTTCGACCTGCTGCGGCCAACCGCTGCGATGATCAAGCCGGCGGATATTGCCCATGCCCTGTCGCGTCTCTGCCGATTCAACGGCCACACCCGCGCGCACTACAGCGTGGCCCAGCACAGTCTGATCGTTGCAAGCTTGGTGCCGACCGAGCACCAGCTGGTGGCGCTGCTGCATGACGCGACCGAGGCATACATCGGCGACATGACACGACCACTCAAGGCAGTGATGCCTGAATATCAATACGTCGAACATGAGATCTGGCTCGCAGTGTGCGAGCGGTTCGACATCCAGCCAGATCGGCCTGGCTGCGTAAAACAGGCCGATATGGTTGCCCTTGCTACCGAGCGCCGCGACCTGATGCCAGCGCACTCCGGCGAGTGGGAGTGCCTGCGCGGCGTCCAACCGATGAAGGAGACCATCGTCCCTTTTTCAGCGGAATCCGCATCAATGATGTTCTTCTCGCAGCTAATGGCCCTGATGCAGAGCAATCACCGCCGGAGGTTATCGGCATGACCGCCTTCCAGTCGCAACTATCGCCAGATTGTGCGGGCACTACCCACCTACGCTCACGTAGATTCAAGCGAGCCATCAAGGCCGAAAGCGAAGTTTTCAACCCCACCCCGATCACCAGCGCAATCCACACTCAGTTCGGGCTCAACTTGGTGGGCGGAATTCGCGTTGATTTATTCGCCGGCGGCGGCGGCGCAACCATGGGCCAAGAGATGGCAACCGGCATGCCGGTAGATATCGCTATCAACCATGACCCCGATGCCATCAGCATGCACAAGCGCAATCACCCGAGCGCCGAGCACTACATCACCGATGTCTATGAGGTGTGCCCGCACAAGGCGACGCGGGGTCGACCTGTGCTGCACCTGCACGCCAGTCCCGAATGTACCCACCACAGTCTTGCTGCCGGCGGCCAACCTCGCAGTACTACCAGCCGCTCGCTGTCCTGGGTGGTCATCAAATGGGCGGGCCAGGTGCGACCGCAAATGATCACCATGGAGAACGTGATGCAGGTACTCCAGTGGGGGCCGCTGATCGCCAAGCGCTGCCCGACAACAGGTCGGGTCATATGCCGTGACCTGCGCGTTGCCGATGTCGGCGAACGGGTACCAGTGCAAGACCAGTACCTGGTCCCGGATCCTAAACGCAAAGGCCAAACATGGCGCCGGTTCGAATCGATACTGCGCAGCATGGGCTATGACCTGCGTCACGGAAAGTTGAAAGCCAGTGACTTCGGCGCCGGCACTCTACGCGAGCGCCTCTACCTAGTGGCTCGCTGCGACGGCAAGCCACTTCAATGGCCAGAGCCAACCCACACGAAAGCACCAGCAAAGGGTCAGAAGCCGCAGCTTACCGCCGCCAGTAGCATTGACTGGTCCATCCCCTGCCCCAGCATCTTTCTCGACAAGGAAGAAGGCCGGGCCGCGGGTGTCCGGCGGCCGCTAGTTAACAAGACCATGGAGCGCCTGCGCAAGGG